TGGAGTTTACAAGACTGGCGGTGGACACCGATTTCATCTTATTGGCATCAGCCTTAAGACGGATGAGGGTTGATCTACCATCATTTAACTTCTCAAGAAGTTGGGTACCGTTGATACCCAAACTATTGATATAGTTGGAAAGTTCCTGGCGTTGTTGGGCCTTGTTCTTAATCTTCGCGTTAATTTGGGTCGCACGATTCTTTAGGGCCAATAATCCAGGTGAGAGCCATGATACATCATCAGGGATACTATCGTAGTTCTTGAGAATCTTCTTCTTGTCTGTATTTCCAATGTCTAGAGTATTCATGTAGTTAACAAGTTCCACCCGGTTTTGACCTCTCTTCTCCGCGGCCATCTTTTTCTTCAACTCTGTGACTTCCTTCAACATGGAATTGAGGGTGACATTTTGAGTCTCAAACTTATCAATCACATATAATTGACTGTTTTGGTTGAGACCATTCATAGACTTCTTGAGGGTATTGAGTTCCCCACCTCTCTTTGCGGTCTTCTTGAACTCCTGAAGTTGATTGGCTTCATTCCTGACATTGTTAGAGTTGTTAGCCATCAATTTCTTCTTGTTGACGTTGTTCAACATATTCAAAGTATTAAGATATCCCTTCAACTCACGACGTATTTTCTCACGATCTTCATTATTTCTTGTACTTTTGAGTTGTTTAGCTTTGGTTCGTAAAGTAGTATTACTCCGAGGGTTAGCATCAAAGTTTTTAAGAATTAAATTTTTATCATTTTGTTCGAGGTCTAAATTACCCATGAACACAAACAATTCATCTCTTCTAGTTTTAATTCTTTCAACTTCTAATTGTTTAGCCTCTTCAAAAATAGCATTCGCGGTAGATGTATTGTTACCAAATTTTTCTATGAAAGATGCACGATTTTGGTTTGTTATGTCAAGATTAATCAGAGATCTTAACAATTTCTTCTTTTTTTCTGATTTTTTTTCGCTAATCATTTGATTCTTCAGTTTATCAGCTTCTCTCTTTAGAATGCCAACATCAGCAACTTGGTTGTCTAAAGCCTTTAATAAAGAACGTTTTCTGGTGTTGTTCAAACCCAAAGAATTGGCATAATTTGACAACTCATTCCTCTGTTTTTGGCGTTTTTCTCTAGAACGTCCTAAAGCTATATTTGTTGCACTCTTCTTAAGGGAATTCCAATTGGTGTAATAACTATTAAGTTTCTCAGTTATCTTGGTTTTGTTTTCAGCTGTGAGATTTTCAAGGGTATTGAGATAGTTCAAAAATTGACCCTCATCCTGTATGAATCTCTCTTGTTTCCTAGCTGCAACAATTCCATTTGCGCGATTCTTAAGAATTTGTGCATTTGTATTTGTATTGTTAAACTCCCTCATGATATCATCCCCAACTTTCTTGCTAATATTTATTTGTTTTAGGTATTGGAATAATTCACCACGCATCGCAGTTCTCTGTTGTTTCGTTTGTTGAACAATATATTTATCAGCTTCTTTTTTGAGAGCGTCTACATTATCCACATTTCTATTGAATTGGTTGAATAATACCCTTTGTTCACTACGTCCGAGACCGACTTTAGACATATATTCTTGAAGTTCCTGTCTATTTTTATTTTTTTGTGTAGTTTTTTTAGTATCAATGAATGTTTTAGCATTCAATTTGATCCTATTCACATTGACATTTGTATTAAACTTTTTAAGGAATTGATTCTTCTCATTTGTAGCTAGACCCAATTTATTAAGATATACCGATAGTGCAAACTTATCTTTATTCCTTTTTTCATTGATTTTCATTTGAAGTTTAGCATTGGCTATTTTTCTTCCCTCAGTGAGGGATACATTCTTGCTCAAAATGTTTAATTTGTTATTAGTATTGAGACCTAATTGATTTATATATTTCTCTAATTCTCTCTTTTCCCTAGCCTCTCTTTCACCTACAATCTTTTTCGCGATTCCATTAGCGTTAGCTTTGAGAGTATTGAGGTTTGTATTCTCAACACGATTCAGTAACTTTTGTCTATTTTCATTTCCTAAATCAAGAGTGTTGATATATGATAAAAGTTTGGCTTTCTTCTCAGAGATCTTACCACTTCGCAACTCTATAGCTTGCTTCTTGAGGACCTCAACATTGAGTCTGTTCGCGTTGTACTTGTTAATCATAGTTATTCTATTTTCATTTGTGAGTCCCAAATCCGCGAGGAATCCGATATACTCTTTCTTCTCTCCATTCTTTTTCTCTACACCTCTAGTCTTAGACAAGTTGAGAGCTTTGTTTCTGTTCATATTCCCTGAATTTATTAGGCGTTTCTTATCTTCATTTGTGAGATTAGACAATGTAGCGAGGTAAGAGATGTATTCTTCTTTACGTCGGTTCCCAGTTTTTACATTTCGTTGAGACTTAATGTTTTTCGCTTCTTGAAGTAACTTTTCAACATTTCGGTTACCATTTTGGAACTTTTTCATTATTATATTCTGATCTAATTGGTTCAAACCTATTTCTACCAGGCGTGTATTAAGTTTGACACGGAGATTCTCAACATTTCCAGACATTTTAGACTTTTCCATATTGAGGGCCTCCCTCTTGAGAGTGTTCACATCAACATCATCATTTTTGAAACGCTTCACAAAGGTATTCTTATTTGTTTGATTGATTTTTAGAGGTGTCAGGAACGAAAGAAGATTTTGAGCGACGATATTCTTTTTATCATCAATTCGTTTCTTGAGTAAATTTTCAGCCAACTTTTTCATAGCGTTTGTGTTTGTCTTCTCATCAATACTCTTGACGAGATCATCTTTGTCTTTGTCACTCAACTTATTGTAATTCTTGAGGAGAGTTCTAAAATCCTCTCGTTTTTTATTGAGAACTTTTGACATCCCATCGGATATCAACTTTTTAATCTCTGTGATTAATTTGTTAACATTAGCACTATCTTGTCTGGCTCGGTCCAAGAAGGAATTTTTATCTTTTTGTCCGAGAGTTGTTGATTCTAAGAACATGGCCATCTTTTCCTCGTTACTCCTCTTCACATTGGCTCTCTCATCAGCCTTAATTTGAGCCTCAACTCTCAATTGTCTGAGATCATCCACAGCCATACGTTGTTTAATGTATTCACTCTCAATGTTGAGTAGTTTCAGACCATCTATGAAAGCGAGGAACCTCTTTTCTTCTTCAAGGGCTTGGCGCGCTTCAGCCACAACCTGTTTCTTCGTAACGGTACCAAGTTGAATTTTTTCCAAGAACTTATTCTCACGTCTGAGACCAAGTTGTTTAATATCGGCAACAGCTTCTTCTACTGTTAAATTTTGATTAGTTGGGATTGGTTGAGGTTTGATAGATGGTAAAGTAGGTCCTTGCATACGCACTGGACCGGTATTTATGTAGTAGCCTAATCCCTTATTGCCCTGTTTAAAAGCATACCCTGGTTTTTCACCACCAAATTTTTTGGCGGCAACAAAGTTTTTATTCTTCTTTTTACCAAAGATATTACCGAACACACCAGGTTCCTTTGGGGTGTTCATAGTAACTGGACGTTGATTCATGTTAACTGGGCGTTTATTGTTAATAGGTTCACGAACGGCGCGGGTAGAACCACCCAAAAAGGCTGGTTTCTCACCCTTTCTAAAAACACTTTTACCGGAAAAGTTCATACCCGGGCGAGCTCCATTTGCACGAGCACTGTTGATATTTACACGGTTCACGCTGTTCGCGTTATTGTTTACACGGTTCACATTGTTGTTTACACGGTTCACGCGGTTCACATTGTTCACACGGTTCACATTGTTGTTCACGCGGTTCACATTGTTGTTCACTCGGTTCGCGTTATTGTTTACACGGTTCACGTTGAAATTGTTAACATTATTCACTGCTGTGTTATTCTCATTCACTGCTGTGGTTTTGCTAACAGAAGTTCGTCTAGCAAACTTGACGGGTTCGTGTACTTTCATGTATCGTAGACGTTTCCCGATTGCGTCAACAATCTGGGTTTTAGTCATTTGATCAACATTCTTGAGATTAACCTTACGGGCGATCTTTTTAAGGTCTACACGCTTTGTGGTTGAATCAAAAAGAAGTTCATAATCATTTGGCTTCAATGGGGATTTCTTATCAATCAAGTATGTACGAGTTGAATTCATGACTAAAGGTGGGAGAGGTAACTTACCACCCTGAATATCCTCGTACGCCTGGCAAATCTCTTTTTTTGTTAACTTAATATCTACTCCTGCGTTGATCTTAATCAACTGTCTGAGGTTTTCTATATCTGCATCTGGATCGCATGCATCCATATTATATACATTAAGTTAACAAAAAAGTGTATCCTATATTATACAATCTAAGTTTATCTTCATATGACATACTAAAATCAAACACATTGGTCTCACCAATGTCAATCTCAATTATATTTACATCTTTAATATGTTCACGTCTATTCACAATTGTTGAACGAACGAGACACTCTACAAATTGTCTTGGTGTATTTATTTCTTCTTGATATATTTTATCCATTTTCAATTTAACACATGTGATTTCATGTGGTTTCTTATCTAAAAAGGGTGTAATGGGGTATACTTCTTGTGTACCACCATCCACATACGTTCTACCTTCATACGTACCACATGCAAAAATAAGGGGTATAGCCATACTCATACATACAGCGTCAATTACCTTCATATTAGGGTGTGTATCTTTAGAGAAATATTCCGTTGTTGATGTATTTAAACAGTAGGCAGACACATATATTTTCATTTCTAATTCCTCAAAAGTTGGATCACACCCACATATTTCAACTATCTTATCACGTATAGGTTCTAAATCAACAAAACCAAATTTGTTAAAAAAGGAACCTATACGTATTTTAACAAACTCGGGGATATTTAGAGACAAAGATACATTTAATATTTCATCAACAGACATTCCCAAAGCCAAAAATAAAGCTAAAATAGAACCAGCGGATGAACCGGATATTTCTTTAACATCCACGAGAGTGGATTCCATTGCTTTTAGAGTACCAATCATTGAGTATATACCCATTGATGCTGGACCTAAAACAAGGTATTTCATCCTCTTACTTAATAGAACTGAGGAAATTGCTTGCGTAAAAGCGCGAACACAACCGCGAACACAACCGCGTGAGTGAGGGCGGCGGAGATGCTGGTCTGTCCCGACTTGAGAACACCACCGGAACCGGGGGGGAGAGTCAAGAGGAGACCTGGGCTGAGGGCCAAGAAGAGAACAGTGGTCACGATGAGATCGGTCTTGGTGAGAACGAGACCCATAGCGCGAGCGATGAGACTGTACACGAGGAAGAACACGAGCGCGTGGAACATAACCGCCATATGACTGGTCTTTCCGTTGCGGAAAGCGAGCTTCTTACCGTCGGTGGTCAGAAGAACACCTGGGCTGAGTGCGAGAAAAAGGGCGGCTGGTATAGCAACTTTGTTAGAGGTGATATCGGGGAGCATTTAATATATGCACATATAATTTTTAACATAGTCAACAAAATGGTAGAATGTAGCACCCCTCATCATCTCCTCGTGAAGATCATTACAGTGTATAACTCTTCTGAGAGATTTCCAGATGTGATGAAGATTTTCATCATATTCACACATAACACCTTCCTGGTAAGTATAGTGCTCCTCGTAACAAAACTCAACAAAGTCACAAAACTCTCCTGTATGTTCAATGCGGGCGTCATGTGTAAGTGTATTAATCATACCCCACATATACCATAATTCATCTGAGTATTGGACTTCCCAGTCTTCAATATTCAGAGGAGTATTATCATAATTTTCGTCATCATCACTGGCGTGAGATGTATCAAACCCAGTGGTAGCTTCGTATACGTACTGACTCCAAACCATAGTTATTACTTATCTTCTTTCTCGGATTTTTCTTTTATACCAGTTAATGAGAGCGAAGTTGTTTCCTTCGTTTTAAGACCATCCTTAATCGCGTTTAAAGCACCTTCAACTTTAGCTTCATCACCACCAAAGAACGTGTGAAGTCCACCCCTAACGGCATCTTTACTCATTCCAGATTTACGTACCGACTTACGTATACTAATTTTACCCTTCCTGAGGTTAATGGTATCAATACCTTGATCAATCATATGTTTCTTGACTGATTCCTTCAATCGCTTCTCTTCTTGGTTGAGGATTTTGATATCAGATTTTGCTTCAGAAAGTTGTTTAGAGAGATCTACAAGTTTAGAGACACTCTCAGATAATTCGTTTGCTACTGACATATTTATATATAAAAATACACATCTAATCTTTAAGTGCTAGTTAACAGAGACCGCGCTGCATCATATCGGGGACGATAGTAGAGTTGTTCCAGACGAAGGGATCCTTGGGGTTAGGGGGATCGGATCGGATCTGTTGATTGGCATTGCGGAGGGCACCACCGACAGTCTCGGGGAAACCAATCTGGGAACGGGGCTCGAGGAAGTTCTGGCCAGCGAGAATGTCTTCTGGGGCAAACTCACCGAAGTCCTCCGCAGAGGCAACTTCACGGGGGAGAAGGGAAGACGCGAGTCCAACACCCTTATCCATACCACAACCATTAGCAGCCGCGGGACCCCCGGCGGTTGGGCCATTAGAAGGCGCCATTTGAATGGCACTGTACTCACGCTCCTTAATAGAATATTCTGATTTGTTGTTCATAGTGAAGAGTAAATAGACCAACACGGCAACCGCGGCAATCATCAAGATGTTTTGGGTACGTCCCTTCTTCATTATGTTTTATATTAGGTTAACAATTTTTTTATTGCTCGTCATCAACAAAAGCACATTCTTCTGGATAAGTATCAAGGATCGGATCTGGATGGACCCTCACCTGGACAACATTCCATGAGGAACCGAAAGATTTTTTGGCAAACCAGAGACCATAAAATTCAAGAATCACGTCGCACACCTTACCTGGTTTAACAATATCAAAATTAACCTCTTGATTATCAGACATGAAAACTTTGGTAACCTCAATACGCTCGCCTGTAACCTGACCATCAGCGACGCTGGCGGTGTATGCACCCTCAACAACTTTATCGGAAAGCTTCTTACCGAACCAAGTTTCAGCATTCTCAACAGCGGCAGCCAGATTTTGCTCATCAATAGCTTGAATTTTAGCAGTGTTCGAGTCGGATGTGAGATCCATCACAATATCCCCTGATACATCAGTGATTTTCACCCCGTTCAATTGAACAAAACACTTACGCTTGGTATCGTTAAGGACCTTCACGAAGTAGAGTCCATCATCACCTTTAGCTGGGGCGTTGTAAAGCATTTATATGTAGTTTAGGTTTCATTTCTTTAAACCAACAAATGGTATAGCCCCCGACTTATTTAAGATATTTTTGGGGACCCATACATTTCGCCTGGGATTGTAACCATATAAGGTGTTTGTGAAGTTGGGATTGTTTGGTAGTTTCTTTGCATTTTCGGGTCTCAAATTGAACTCATTTTTCACGTAAGAGTTGTTCGTGACGGTTTTCCACTTCAGATTTTTGAGATTAAGACGTTTGTTTCCTGAAGATTTCTTGTAACCATTTACATTGGTATTCTTCGTGACAGGTTTCAACCCGTGAACTATTTGTTTAGATAACTTATCCTCTGATGGTTTGGTTGTAAAGTTCTTGTACTTGAATGGATCCACACGTGCAGCCTGGGTTATAGAGACGCGTCCATTTTTATTTGAAGCTGGCACACCTCTCTTAGTAATAAATGGTTTTATACGTTTGAAGATGTCATCAATATCGTTACTTGTACTGATATTCTTATTGATGAGTTGTGCAAGTTTTACAAGACGCTGACGATCTTTCTCCTTCTTATCTGGGCGAAGATTGAGTTTACTCATCAGATAGATGTCTTCAATCAAAAACTCCTTACTGGCTACATACACTTTGTTATTTCTGACTAACTTACCCGTGTTTTGGTTCTTATATGTTATACCCTTACGCCTAGTGAGAACAACTTCGTAGCCAAATTCTTTGGGTCTCATGAAGGGGATATCGAGGATACCCCCAAGGGTCACATTATCAATTTTACCACTACTGGGTAAAAAGAATCTCGTTTTCAAATCAAGGGTAAATAATTCCACATCAATGAAAACATCCCCCTTTTGGGGGTCATTTCCAAGACTGGATTTTTTCTTCTTTATGAGGGTGTACCTACGTGTGACAGACGGACCTGTGGGTGGTATACTGAGACCCAAAAACTTGAAGAGTTTGGGGTTTTTTGTCTTCATCACAGTAAATCGCTTTCTGACACGAGTGTTTAACTTTTTAGCTGTTTCACCCAATTTGTCCCAAAGAATTAACTTGGTTGCTTGAAGTTTTCCGAAAAACTTTGGATCTACATTCATCCGTGGGACAAACTTCGCGTCAATATCTGTGGTGATGATGCGATTGTTGTACTCAGTGTATAGGTTGAAGGCTTCACCACCACTCACAACGAGATCACCCATATTCTTCATGTGTTCTGAAAGTTCACCAATAGTTTCCAATATGATATCCCTCAAAGAGTTTGTAACTAAAAGATACACAATTTTATCGAAATCCTTCTTGCTATACATACTGTGAACGCGATTCCTAAATTTCCCGAGGTCTCTCTGTTCATTCCTATCGTAATACTTTTTCAATTTGGCATCTTTGAAAAGTAAATTTTCATCCATGAATTTTTTGATAGCGGCTTCTGGATAAATATCTGTGTCCATTATTATATTCTTACATAATAATATGGTCTGCAGTATAATAGATGAATGCCGATGCTTCGCATATGACGATGTAGTAAACCCCAAAAAGACACAATTCTGTGGAGTTAGACGTGGTCCACGCGTGGCGTTATGTCCAGAAAGTACATGTTGTGCTGGTGGTTGTCCAGGTCAGGTAGCCGGTTTATCACCCAGAGAACCGTTTAGTATCATAGAACGCCCATCGTCATCATCAGAGTTTAGTCCCAAATTTTACATGTTAGTGTTACTCCTCCTACTATCAATACTGTTTCTTACGTATCTTACTTAAAGATTACCATAGTAATAAATATATAATGTCTCTTGAAACCATTGAAACCGAAATTGCCGCTCTCCGTGCTGATGTTAAATCCCTCACCAAGATTGTCCGCAAAGTGAAGAACACTCAAGAGGATCCTGATGGTGAGAAGGCCAAGGCCCGCGCCGCCAACAACGGCTTCAACCGTAAGCAGGAAATCACACCTAAGTTGCGTGAGTTCCTCGGTCTTCCCGAAGGTGAGCTGATCTCCCGATCGGAGGTTACCAAGTTCATCAATAAGTATATCACTGAAAAGGGTCTCAAGCATCCCGACAACGGTCGTCAACTCATCCTTGACGACAAGCTCAAGGAACTCCTCAAGCCTCCCGCTGACGTCATTGTGACTTACCTTAACTTGCAGAAGTACCTCTCTCCTCACTACGTGAAGAAGGAACCTGTAAAGGCTTAAAAATATAACACAATAACTTAATAAAACCCAATATGTTTGTTACAAAAGAACAAGTTGAAGAACTTATTGGTACAAAAATCAAAGATCTGAATT